GTATGCGACCTGCGCTCCAACCGTCGGATTTTTATCCGCGCTATAGACGTCTCTGTCACTAATCCACTCCCTCGGAATTGTCTCTCCAGCATAATTGTCGATAATTCCCCACGTCCGTTTTCCATCTCCTGTCACCGCGTCCACTTCTCCACCATACACGGTTTCGGGCAGGGTCAGGGTGTTGGTCTGACTGATGTACGGTTTGTAGGTGGTGGGGGCGGTGGTGCCTTCAACAGCTCCAATTTGGATTTGATAATCGTTGAATACTGTGCCATCTCGCCAGCATTGCAGCATAAAAATAAGCTCGGTTTCTATCAGCGCAGCATTGCTTGCAATATACTCATCAAGGTTTGTGCTCATTGTATCACCGCGGAAGTAATACACCAAATCCGTTGTGAACAGCGAATAGGCAAAAGTAATGCCGTCACCGCTTCCCAGAGAGGCACTTCCGCCCACCTTTTTGACGTACATGGTGTAGGTTTTTCCCGCAACCCAATGCAGCCGACACGTTCCAATCTCGATATTGCCTTTTCCAACAAGTGTACCGTTTAACGTAATATTTTTTTCTGCGTCTACTGTTATTTTAATGCCTGCAGAGGAATCATTTGTGCTTAAAAACTCAATAACATTCTCCCCGCACCGTTCGTCCATCACGCCGTCCCTGCCCTTGATGGGACGAATGTTTTCGGGGCTTG